GCCGGGCCCTGGCTGCTCGTTGCGCAGGCGGCCCTGGAGGTGGTTGACACTGGCGTCGTAGCCCACGTTGAACAGCAGCACGCCCTTCTTCGTGATGCCCTGGTTCTTGCGGTTCACATCCACCGGCACGCCGCGGCCGATCAGCGGTTTGCCCTTCTGGTGTGCGCCTTTCATCGGCACCCAGTTGGCAGTACGGCCGCGGCACCAATCGCGCACCTCATGAGTCGCATAGCCGCCATCGTCGATGCCGCCCATGGTCAGCCGGAGCTCGGTGCCATCGGCCTTGCGCCATTTGGTCTTGGCGATCTGGTCGAGCTGAGCCAGCGTCTCCGGTTGCTGCGGGTCGCCGTCGATCTCCCAGTGGCCCAGGTGCCAGCCTTCCTCACCGCGGCCCCAACCCCAGACGGTCAGCACCAGCCGCTCACCAGCAGTGCCGCCGCCGCCCTGCACGTCAACGCCGGCGGTGATCAGCAGCACGCCATCGGGCACCGTGTCCTCGAGGTAGCCATTGCCAGCGGCTTCGTTCTTGCGCCGCTGGGCCAGCCCGTCGCCGGTGAGCTTGCCACTGATGGAGTCTTCCCAAGGCTCACCCAGCACCGTGTTGTGGAACGTTTGCATCGCGTCGGGGTCGCCCTTGCGCATGGCGTCCAGGGCCTCGGCGTGCTCACGCACCAACACGGTCCAATCGGCCGCTGGGCTGTAGCTGTAGGCGGCCCAGATGTGGAAGCTCACCAGGCCCGGCTGCTGGCTGATCGCCGTGGGGCGCCACTCGCCGCGCTCCACCATCCAGCGCTTCTTGCTGTGCGGGATCGGCTCGGCGCAGTTTTCACACTCGTAATGGCCGGCGTGCTCACCCTCGCGGATCATCTGCTCCCAGCGCAGCACCTGGTAGGCCTGGCAGAACGGGCACGGCACGAAGTAGCGACGCTGGTCGCCGCGCAGGAAGGCCTCCTCCGTCTTGCCACCGGCGAAAATCGGCGTGCCGCCCTGGCCAATCTTGCGGTCCCAGTAGTAGTCGGCCCGGTTGCGGCCCAGCTTGATCGGGTCGCCCTCATCGAGCTTGGGGTAGGCGTCCACCTCATCAAACAGCACCACCTTGCGCGACTTGCGCCGGAAGCTCCGGCCGCTGGCAGCGTTCACGATGTCGATCAGGCCACCGTTGCTGAGCTGCTTTAGCAGGATCGTGTTGCTCGCGGTGTTGCGGGCCTTGCTCTCAGAGATCAGGCCGCGCAGCACTGGTGTGTCCTCAAACAGCGGCTTGATCTCTTCCTTGGAATACCCTTCCGCGTCCTCCTTGACCGGCTGCACGATCATCACCGGGCACGGATCCTGGTGGCTGAAGAACTGCACCACCACGCCGAGCATCTTTGTCCAGCCCACCCGGGCGGACTTCATGATCGCCACCGTCTCCACGGCCGGATCGGTGAAGGCGTCGAGGATCTCGCGCTGGTACGGCAGCGTGTTCCACTTTCCCTTCTCGGCTGCGTTGCCGGTCATCACCGCGAACTCATCGGCGTACTCGCTCAGCCGCAGCCGCGGCGGTGGCTTGAATCCAGCCAGGATCTGCATCGTCAGTTCCGCAGGGTCGGCGGTGATCATGCTGCCAAGCCTGAGCCAAACAGGTCGGGCTGAGCCGTGCCAATGCACGCAGGCGATAGCCACAGCCGCTCCCGGCGGCCGTTCAAGCCGTTGTTGCTGTAGCCAGCCCCTCCGCCCGCCTTGCCTTCGGTGACGGTCCACCCGTGGGCCAGGAGGGCGTCGTGTTCTGTGTCATAGCCGCAAAGGATCACCCGCATCTCACGCGGCGCCGTGGCGCACCATCCGCGCACGGCCAAGCCCACATCGGCGTCAACGTGGGCATAGAGATCGCCGGAGGTGGCATAGGGCGGATCCAAGAAGATCGCCCGCGTGCCATCGCCACCAGTGCCGCTGCGGGTGACCGATGGCTTGACCACCCGCTCCCATGAACCGCAGGTGATGCGCACGCGGCGGAGACGATCAGCAAGCTGCCCCATGTAGCTCTCAAGCTGGCCCCGCCCCGCATCCCCGAGGTGCGGCAGCTCACGGTTCACGCCCTGCCCCGCATTCCCGAGGTGCGGCAGCTTGCGGAGGTGCCCATCCACCACCCGCCATGGGCCAGGGCCAAACGGATCGCCAATGCCGCAGGCCACCACATAGAGCCACCACCCGGCCGCCTTGGCGTCGTGCGCCTCAGGATTGCCTTCAAGCCATGCCACCAGGTCGGGCGTGCGGCGCTGCTGCAGCCAGGCCAGCCGGGCGTGATAGTCGATCTCAGCCACTGGCCCCCATGCGTGCCGGGCCACATCAGCAGGGCTGAGCTGAATGGCTCGCCAGGTGTTGACCAGCCAACCGTCTGCATCGTTCAAAGTCTCCACCCGGCGGGCGGTGAATGCAGGCCGGGCCAACAACACCGCAGCCGATCCGGCAAACGGCTCGACATAGCCAGCGGGATCACCGAGGGCTTGCCAGATACGGGCAGCGGCGCGGCGCTTGCCACCGAAGTAGGGGAAGGGGGCGGCCAACGTCACGCCTTTACCTCCCCGGCCGCCAGCTCGTTGAGGGCCTCGCGGATCAGCGTGGTCAGCAGCTCCACCTCCTCAATCTCCAGATGGGGGATGCGCTGCTTGGCCGTGCTGGGCACACCGAGCAGGCGGGTGCGGGTGATGTTCACCGCACCGCCCCAGGCCAGCTCCACATCCTCGCGGCGCAGCAGCAGACCTTCCTGCGTCTTGCGCTGGAGCTCCAGCAGGTTGGCTTTTTCGTATTCGCTGCGGGCGCGGCTGTCGTTGTAGGCCGGCAGCTCTTCAGGCTCTGGCGCCCTGGGCGGCGGTGGCGGTGGCTCACGCTTTGCCGCTGGCTGATGCGCTTCGGCCTGGTGCGGTGCCACCCGGGCCAGGTACTCGCTTACCAATAGATCGCCATCGACCCGCAGCGGCTTGGCCTGCAGGATGCACGGGCTCCCCCGGAGCGCTCCGCGGTCGCAGAGCTTGTCCAGGTTTTGCCGCGTGCAACGGCGTCCGGTCTGGGCCTCGATCAGCTCGGCGCCCTTGCTGCTGTTGAGCTGGTTCGGCATTGCAACCAGCCTAGAGAGCGGTTGCAGCCTGGTTGCACTCGGGAGCCTGAGCCTGTCAGGCCAGTGCAAGTGCCAGCTGCTGGCCCTCGGGCGGGCGAATCACCCGGCGGATCCGGTGGAGACGGAGCTCACTGAAGAACGTCTGGGAGCGGTACCAGGATTCCATCTCCTTCCCTCTCTTGCTGGTGTTGCACGTCGAGCAGGCCGGCACAATGTTCCCGATGTCGTGCGGGCCACCGTTGTTGATTGGGTCCACGTGCTCAATTTCCATGTCACCGGCCCCACCGCAATAGGCGCAGCAGTTACCGAACTCATTAAACCGCTGGCGTAGGGCTGCCACTGTGATTTGCACAGGGGTCTGCCCTCGGGCCTGGGCCTTGCGGCGCTTGGACTTCTCCCGGTGATAGAGCCGAAGGTCCGGGTTGATCGCGTAACGCAGCCACCACCGGGCTTGGGCCCATCGGCGGCGATGCTCCGCGTAGTCTTTCGGGTTTTCCCGCCAGTGCTGCCTCTGCGCATCCATTACCAGACGGGCGACGCTGGGAAATCGGCCAGCGGTGCAAATGGCGCTTTGGTAGGCCCGGTTCTCTGGGTCTTTTGGCATAGCCCCGTCAGCCCTGACGGGCACGGTGCCTTTTGATGTGAGGCCTTGGCTCCTTAGCTCAGCCCGGGCCTTGGCCTTGTATACGCGCCGCCGCTCTTGGGGTGTGAGCTGAGGCGTATGCGGTCTCTTGCGCCGTGCGATGGCCTTGTCTTGGTCGCATTCAGGGCAGCGGCCATTCACTCTTAGGGTTGCATCGATTCCCTTCCAGCGGTGCTCCCCTTTGCACAGCCTTCCGATGCGCAATTCGTCGCTATAGCCTGGCTCCATCGGCCTGATTCCGCAGGTTGGTCACGGGCCGGGAGTCTCACCTCGCCGGTCCACAATCAGGCTAGGAACTCTGAGCGGCAACCTTGTTGCGAACAATTCTCAACGGTTTTTTTGAGTCGCTTGGGACC